ATGGCAAGGGCGCTCACAACCAAGTCGGTCGAGGCCGTCAAACCAGAGCAAAACCGCCGCGAAATTCCCGATCCGGCACTGGCCGGTCTCTATCTCGTGGTGCAGCCGAGCGGCGCAAAGTCTTGGGCGCTGAGATACCGCTTCGCAGGCAGGCCCAAGAAGCTGACGCTGGGCAAGTGGCCGATCATGGGTGTCGCTGATGCTCGTACTGCGGCATCCGAAGCCATTGAAGCGCTAGAGCACGGCAACGATCCGAGCGCCGCAAAGAAGAAGGCAAAGGCCGCTCGGATAGAGGCGCAGCTTTCAGAGCGCGACAAAGTGAAGACCCTTCTTGAGCAATACGCCAAGAGGCACCTATCCAAGCTGCGCTCTGGCAGCGAGGTCAAGCGGCGCTTGGAGACCGAGTTTCTACCCCGCTACGGCGGCCACGACATTCACGAGGTCACGAAGCGCGACATTCTCGAATTGCTGGAGAAGATTGCGGACTCGGGCAGGATCACCACGGCGAACCGAATGCGCCTGTATCTGTCCGGGTTCTTCAACTGGTGCCTTGAGCGTGATGCAATCCCCATTTCCCCGGTCCAGGGCGTGAAGCCAGTTGCCAAGGAAAAGAGCCGCGACCGTGTATTGAATGATGATGAGATCCGGTGGTTTTGGAAGGCCTGTGAGCGGGCGGGATACCCGTGGCGGCAGGCAGGCCAAACCTTGCTTTTGACAGGCCAGCGCCTGAACGAAGTGCTGGGCATGACCGACGACGAACTGCATGGTGATGCATGGCACCTATCCGCCCAGAGAACCAAGAATGGGCGGGAACACCTAGTGCCGCTGTCACAGGCCGCACGAGACGTTCTAAGCAGCGTGGAGCGGATCGAAAGCCCTTCCCGACTGCTGTTCACCACAACCGGCAGAACACCCATCAGCGGCCATTTCAAGGCGCGGAACAGGCTATCTCGGTTCATGGCTGAGATTGCCGAGGCAGAAACAGGTCAGGCGATAGAGATTCCGCACTGGACCTTTCATGACCTGCGCCGCACGGCTGCAACGGGAATGGCACGAATTGGTATTCCGGTGCGCGTAACAGAGGCGGTGCTTAACCACGTGAGCGGAACCGGCGGGGGAATTGTCGAAGTATACCAACGACACGACTACGCTGAGGAAAAGCGGCGAGCATTGGAAGCGTGGGCGCGATTGGTGGCTGAGATCACCGGAGAAAAGACTGATAACTTGATCAGAATCGAGAGGCGAGCAAATGGGCAATCCAATACTTGACGTATTCAAAAGGCAGTTTCCTGACGTAGCTTTCGGAGAACACGCAGATCTTTTCTGGAACGAATTAACACTGGCACATGATCGACGCATTCAGGCAGTGGATGTTAAGAAAAACAAAAGCCTTCTCAGCGAAATCGAAAAGTCCCTAAAAAGCCTTGCCGTTAACATTTCCCAATTATCACCTGACATTCGCGACGAACTTGAAAGAGTGCACAAACTGAACGCCTGTGATCGATTGGATTGGGCACCGCGAACAGCTACTAGGGATCGGCTAAGCGGTAAGGAGCGGGATATCGAAGTTGTTGTTTCAGCCTGTGAGCTAATACGCCGCTTGCATGTCGGCCTAACAGGCGGATGGCCTATTGAGTATGGTGGAAGAAAAGAGAGGCAACTCGACGCGATTGATCTCGCACGCAAAAAGTTGGACACCGTTATTTCGGAAAACAACCAAGAACGAAAGCACGAAAGCTGGCGTAAGGTTGTTTTGGTGCAGCGGGCGAGAGAAGCATGGCACGAGTATAAAGGACACCCTCCCCCCAATACTTTAAATCCTGCATCTGAGTTCGGTAAATTCTTGCATGAACTAATAGAGGCATTGGGCGAGGAGTGGAGCGTTCGCTCAACCTATAACGCATGGATAAACAGGCAAGATCAATTATCATAGCTAGGGTCGGTTTTTCCGCGCTAGCTGTGAATTACTCTGTCTGCTGAAACGCTCAGATTGAGGCTTCCTAACGTTTAGAAACGAGGAGGCCTCTATGCCTATTGGTGAGACATCGCATCCGCAAAAGCGCATCAATGCCGCGCGGGTTTGCGAAATCTGCGGCGGCATATCCGATATGTCGCTATGGCGCTGGCTAAATGATCCAGCACTAAATTTTCCCAAGCCCATTTACATTTCCCGCCGCCGCTATTGGCGCGAGGCGGACGTGATCGCGTGGCTGGACGCGCGCGAGGTGGCCGCGTGACCAATAAATCGAGCCAGACAAAAAACGAAATACCCGCGACCTCGGCAAAGGTCAACGGGGCCACTAGAGACGTTGTGGAAGGCGTCTGTTCGTTGGGCGAGTATATTGCAGCATTCCCCATTTTGGTAATGCATTGGGGGGTGCTGGCGTGAGTATTTCGACGCAAATCCCCGACAATATCAAACGTGTCTGCCGCTCCATCGGTTACGCCGCTTGGCTAGATAGCACTGACGCTTGGTTCGGCCTTCCGGTGATCCTGCGGGCACGTCTGGATGCTCGACAGCGCGTGGCTTTGGCCTTCATGGCTCTCAAGGCACTGGACCGCGACGATGCCGTGAAAACGGTTGAGGCGGTGCTTGGTTCCGGGGCTGGTCAACCTCAAGCCCCACTCTTTGGCTTCGTGGATCAGGCGGCGTTCTGGGCCGACATGGCTGACCCTGAGGAACTGGAAGCCTATTGCATCGCCAGCTTTAACGCCATGCCGCCCGGTAGGCAGGCGGCTTTCATTGATTATGTGCACGGGGGGCAAGCGGCGTGATGGCACGTGATTTTTCTGACATGGCGGATCATTTGGCCGCGCATCGCTCGGACTTCCCCCGCGACGAAATCGGGGGCGTGATCTATCCCGGCAAGCAATCGCGCGCGGACACTCTGGCGAAAGACATGCTGCCGCTACACGAAGTCAAGCCTAAGCTGACTGGGCGTTACCTGGTCAAAAGCTGGCTGGATCGAGGGGCGTCGTCTGTCGTCTACGGCGAAAGCAACGTGGGCAAGACCTTCTTTGCAATGGACCTGGCCTTTCATGTCGCGGCGCGATTGCCGTGGCACGGCATAAAGGTCGCTGGGATGGGCAGGCAACCGTGGCCGGGAAAGGTATATTACCTGGCGCTGGAAGGCGGTTCCGGTTTCTCCAATCGCATCTGCGCCATGCGTCAAGAGCGCCCCGACATCTTCGACAAGATCGAAGGTGAAGGCGATTTTGTCCCTTGGCCGACCTCCATTGACCTGCACGGCGCGACCGATGGCGAGGCGATTGCAAAGGCAATTGAGGGCAGCAATTGCCCCGCTGCGCTTGTGGTAATCGACACGCTTGCCAGGGCGATGGGCGACGGCGACGAAAACACCGCCAAGGATATGGGCCAATTGATCCGCAACGTTGACCTGATCCGGGAACGGACAGGCGCGCATGTGATGGTGATCCATCATAGTGGCAAAGACACCAGCAAGGGCGCAAGGGGCAGTGGTAGCCTGCGGGGGGCCGTCGATACCGAAATCGAACTGACCCGTTCCGGTTCTGTCGTTATGGCTGAGGCGCGCAAGCAACGGGACATGCCTGCCGACAAGGTGTTTGCCTATACGCTTCGCAGCGTGCACATAGGGCATGATGAGGACGGCGACCCCGTTACCTCTGCCGTCGTCGTACCTGCCGAGCCGGTGAAGAAAGCTCCGCGCCTAAGCGGGCAACAGAAAATCGCCCTGCAAGCTTTTCAGGATGCAATAGCGCATCATGGGGAGAGGAAGCACGGCGACATATTCCCAGACAACCGCCAATGCGTCTCGCTGGATCACTGGCGTGAATATTGCGACCGGCATTCTCTGACCGATGGGGCCAGCGATAGCGCATCGCGGCAAGCCTTTGGGCGCGCATGGAAGGCGCTTCAAGACAAGGAAATCATCCGGGTAGTCGATGGCTTTGCATGGAGGTGCACCGATGAATAGCACCGTGACACCCGTGACAAAGCGTGACGTGTCACAAGCCGTCACCCAGTCATGCTGCCGTGACAGGCGTGACACACCCCTATGGGGTGTCACGTTTGTCACGCTGACCCAGCCAAGGACGAAATTGGTCCCAATGCCCCCGTTTCAAAGTGGACAGGAAACCGTGGGTCAAACTTGTGCTTTCGCGCTGTGCGATCAGAAGCGCGTGTTGCATTGTCCGGACGTGCTCGCGGATACCAAACGCCTTCCGCCGTCAGAACCATCAGAACGAAGATATACTCCACCAACAAAAAAACGGCCCGAACCACGGTCAATCGTCCAAACTTGCCGCGTCATTTCTGCGCCAGTCAGTATCGTAATATACTCTGAATTGGCGAAGGCTATTTGCTCTCGATATGGACTGGCTACCGGTGAGCCGGGATACGTATATACCGCATACCCTTTATTGAAGAATAATTCCCATTTTCCCGAAAGAGATCGGCCCACCTCCGTGCACTGCAAGACTAAGTCTTGCGCCGGCGCTGATACGGCGCTGCATACAAGAAAGATAATGGTGAGAATGCGCATGGGTTTCCTCCGTCATCCGTTGGAGGTGTAATAATGTTATCATCCACCAAAGCAATCCGCTTTCTTGAAAGCCTGAGCATTCCCGAGGGACCGAAAGCCGGTGAGGCCGTAAATCTGGCCCCGTTTCAAAAGCAATTCGTTAAGGGTGCCCTGGCGGACGGGATCAACGTCGCCTGTCTCAGCATTGGCAGGGGCAACGCAAAAACCGCCCTGTCGGCGGGCATCGCCTTGGGCGCGGTTATGGGCGTCTGGGATCGTCAGCCCCGGCGGGAAATCTTGATTGCGGCCCGGACGCGCGATCAGGCGCGGATTGCCTTTGACTTCGTGGTGGGCTTCATCCGGTCGCTGTCCGAGGATGAGCAAAAGCTGTACACGATCCGGCGCAGCCCCCGGCTTGAGATAGAGTATGAAGGCGACGGCGGCGGGCACTTCGTCCGGGCAATTGCAGCGGACGGCAAGACGGCTCTGGGATCGGCCCCGACGCTGGTTCTGATGGATGAGCGCGGGCATTGGCAGGCGGATCAGGGAGACGCCCTGGAACATGCGCTCTTGTCTGGCTTGGGAAAGCGCGGCGGGCGGGCGCTGATTATCTCCACGTCTGCGGCGGATGATTCGCACCCGTTCTCTGTTTGGCTGGATGAGGAACAGGAAGGCGTATATCGGCAAGAACACCGGCCTGCACCGGGCTTGCCTGCGGACGATCTGGAAAGCCTCAAGCTGGCCAACCCCGGCGCTGCTTATGGCATCGGTTCAAGCCTTGAATGGCTGCAAGGTCAGGCGCGGCGGGCAATTGCGCGGGGTGGATCGACCCTGACAAGTTTCCGGCTTTACAACCGGAATGAACGTGTCAGCGGCGAAACCCGCGATCTGTTGTTGACGGTCGATGAGTGGCTTGCCTGTGAGACGGCGGATCTGCCGCCCCGGCAAGGTCAGGTGGTTATTGGAATTGACCTGGGCGGCTCTGCCAGCATGACCGCTGCGGCGTTCTATTGGCCCGAGACCGGACGGCTTGAGGCCTTGGGCACATTCCCGAGCAAACCTTCTTTGCTGAATCGTGGCCAGAATGACGGCGTGTCCGGGCGTTATGTCGAGATGCAGGAGCGGTGCGAGTTGTCCACTCTTGGCGACCAGACGGTGCCGGTCACGCCCTGGCTGATCGAAGTCATGAATCATGTGGCAGGTGAAACCGTCGCAGCGATCACGGCTGACCGCTACAAGCAAGCCGAACTTGGCGAGGCGATTGACCGGGCGGGCATCCGGTGCCCGATTATCTGGCGCGGCCAAGGCTTCAAGGACGGCGGCGAAGACTGCGAGCGGTTCCGACGCGCGGCCTATGACGGAAAGGTTCAGACCGCCCCGTCGCTGCTGCTGCGCTCTGCCTTTGCGGATGCGGTCTGCCTGCGCGATCCGGCGAACAATTTGAAACTGGCAAAGGCGCGGTCTACGGGCCGGATCGACGCGGCGGCGGCAACCGTCTTAGCGGTCGCTGAGGGTGCCCGGATGATGGGCCGCACCGCTCACAAAGGGGGGCGCATCGCATGGGGGTGAAGGAAACCGCATCGCGGCTGATAGCGAAACATGGTCGTGCAATCGAGATCCTGCGGGAATGTCCGGGGGTGCCTGATGGCTATGGCGGCTATCTGCCGGGACCGATCACGACCTACGCGGCGGTGGCGCTGTCCGCGACATACGCAACGGAATTGCAGCTCTATGCGGGCGGTTTGCTGGGTGTAGGTGATCGGCGCGTTCTGGTCGCAGTCGAGGGCTTGGCAATCAAGCCGACAACCGACGACCGGGTGCGGATCGATGGCACCGGATGGCGGACAATCCGGGTTTCCCCGCTGGCTCCCGCTGGCGAAGTCATTTTCTGGGAAATGCAGGTGCGCGACGATGGGTAATCGCAAGGAATATGCGCGCCATTCTCGGCGGATCACACGCGGTCCACGCTGGAAGGCTCTGCGGATGCAGGCGCTTGAGCGCGACGACTGGCAATGCGTCCAGTGTGGCACCCGGAAAGGTCTGGAAGTGGATCACGTTCTTCCCGTCCGGGATCGACCCGACTTGGCATGGTCCCTGTCCAATCTGCAATGCCTCTGCGGGCGCTGCCATGCCCGCAAGACAAGAATCGAGATCGGCCTAGGCCGACCCGACCCCAAGCGCGAAGCTTGGAAATCACTGCTGCGGGAGATGCAGCACAAACCTAACGAGCATGGAGAATAGAAATGCTTACTTCGAAGCGAATTGAACTGCGACGCAGTGAAATCCGGCAAGCGCTGGCCGAGTTGGCAGCGAATGACAATCCGAGCGAGGAAGAAACCCGTAAGATGGCGGAACTCGATACGGAATACCGCGATGCGGAAACCCGCTATCGCGCGGCTCTGGTTGCCGAGGATGAAGAACGCCGCGAAGCCGGTGCCGACCTGGAAACCCGTTCTGACCGGGAATGGTCGGATCTGGTGGACGGGTTCGAAGTCCGTCAGATTGCAATGGCTCTGGATCACGGGCATCAGATCGACGGGCGCACGGCTGAGGTTGTTTCGGAACTGCGCAACAGCGGCGCATATCAGGGCCTGCCGGTTCCCTGGGAGGCGTTGGAAGTGCGCGCGGGTGAAACCGTCTCGACCGGTACGCCGGATCCGATTCAGACCCGCCCAATCATCGACCGGCTGTTTCCGAACTCGGCTGCGTCCCAGATGGGCGCACAGATGATCTCCATCGACCACGGCGAAATCGAATGGCCGGTGGTCACTCAGGGCGCGTCCGTTGGCTGGCAAACCAGCGAAACCGGCAGCGTTGGTGCGGCACAGGCTTTCGAGACGACCGACAAGGCGTTGGCACCGGATCAAACGCTTGGGGTGCAAATGAAGATCACCCGCAAGACGCTCAAGCAATCCGGGGCGGCTCTGGAACAGGCAGTGCGCCGGGATATCAACAGCGCAATGGGCGTTGAAATGGACCGCGTGGTGTTCCTGGGGTCCGGTGCATCCGGTGAACCCCTGGGCGTTGTTGCCGGGGCTTCGACCTATGGCATCACCGAAACGGCCATCGGGGCATCGGCAGATTGGGCGGCATTCCGGGCAGCGGTAACGCGGTTCATCACCGCAAACGCCGCTGGTGGTCCTGCTGCGGTTCGCGGTCTGGTGCGGCCTGAATTGTGGGACTTCATGGACGGCGCAATCTGGGATGCTGGTAGCGGCATCACTGAATGGGACCGACTGGCGGCAAAGCTGGGAAGCCTGACCATGAGCCATAACGCACTGGCGGCACCCAGCGGTTCACCATTGGCCTGTTCGGCCCTGCTGACCACCAGCGCAGGCGGTGTTGCGCCGATCTTCGTAGGCAAGTGGGGTGCGGTTGACATGATCCGCGATCCTTACACCGATGCTGCATCTGGTGGCTTGCGCCTGACGGCTCTGGCAACCCTGGACGTGACAGTGGCGCGGCCTGCGCAGCTGGAAGTCCTGATGGGTCTGGAGTTGGCCTGATGTTGTGGGCCGGTTCCAAAGGCGGGCTTGAAGTCCGCACCTCAGCGGACGGGGCGACCGTCCTGCGGGGCCGGTTCCCGTATGCTGTCCCGACTGTCTTGCAAGGCGGTCGGGAACGGCGTCGGGAAGTATTCGAGGCACGGGCTTTCAGTGGATCCGTGTCGGATGGTGGCGACGTTCACCTGCTGGTGCATCACGACTTTGATCGACCCCTTGCATCGCGCTCGGCTGGAAGTTTGGAAATCCGAGACGATGACGACGCGCTGACATTCGAGGCGACGATAGCCCCGGAAATGCGCAGCGTGGGCTATGTCACAGACTTTCTGGGCGCTCTTTCGGCGGGGCTGGTGGGCGGCATCTCTCCGGGCTTTCGCGTTCCCCAGGGCGGCGACTATGTGAAGCGCGACGGCGACGGGCTGCTGCGTGTGGTGCGGTCTGCGGATCTGATCGAGATCAGCGCCGTGACCAAGCCCGCATACCCGCAAGCCCAGGTCGAGGCGCGCAACTGGACGTTGGGCAAGATGGGCGCGGATTGGTCCCAGCTTCATACACTCAAGCGGTGGAGGCTCTGACATGGCGGTAACGCTGAAAGAGATCGAGGAAATCCCGGCAAGCTATCCGGTGGTCACAACCAACCTATCGACGGCAGCTTTGATGCTGGATCAACCTGCGCTTTGGCAGCGTATCGAGGCATATTGCAGGACGCGCTGGACGCCCCGGCAAGTTGTCTGGACGGTCGAGGGCAAAGGCGCATGGGAAGCCCCGTTGACGCCTGCGACGCTGAACACGGTCGAGGTCTGGGACAAAGGCGCATGGGCGGTATGTATTCCGGCGGCGTCACCTCTGGGCGAGGTGGAATTGCCTGGTGATGGTCCCTATCGGATCACGGCTGACGTGGGCGGCGGCAACGCTCCTGCGGCGGTGTTTGAGGCATTCCGGCGTCTTGCCGAATACCTGACCGACGACACGGATCGGGCGGGCGTGTCCAGCTACTCCGTCAACATGGGCGGCGCAATCGAGGAAAGCTATCAGCGCAACCCGGCATGGGTGGCGCGGGCGATGGAACTGAGCGGCGCGGCGGATCTGCTGCGACCCTACAAGCGGAGGGCCTGAGCATGTGGCCATTCAAGAGAAAAACGGCCGAAGAAACCCGGTCCAGTGGATCGGGCTTCACGGCTGAAATCATGGCGGCGCGGGAAGCCTATGTATCCGGGCGACGTGGTATAGCAGAACTGACGGCGACGGCACAAAGCGCGGTAACGCTCTGGGAAGGCGGCTTGGGGCTTGCTGACGTGGAGGGCACCGACCTGCTGGACCGGCGCTCTCTGACGCTCTGCGCGCGGTCTCTGGCGCTGCGGGGCGAGGCGGTTTTCCTGATCCGCGACCGGCTGGTGCCGTGTTCCGATTGGGATCTGAAAACCCGCAATGGACGCCCGACGGCTTATCGCGTGTCCATATCCGAGGCAGGCGGGGGAACGACACAAACCGCCCTGGCTGCTGAGGTTCTGCACTTTCGGATCGGCTGCGACGTGTCGGCCCCATACTACGGGACGGCCCCGCTCAAGCGGGCGCAACTGACGGCGGGACTGCTGAACGCGGTCGAAACGGCGCTTGCCGAGGTGTTCGAGACGGCACCGCTTGCCAGTCAGATCGTGCCCTTTCCCGAAGCCCCGCAAACCGATCTGGAACAGATGGCGCGCGGTTTCAGGGGCAATCGAGGCAAGGTTCTGATCCGCGAATCTGTCAACGTGGCGGCGGCTGGTGGACCGGCTCCAATGCAGGATTGGAAACCGCACGACCTGTCACCGGACCTGTCCAGAAGCATGACGCGCGAGACGCTGGCGGCGGCAAGGGATTCAATCAACATGGCCTTTGGCATCCTGCCGGGGCTGGTATCCCCGGCCACGACCGGCCCGATGGTCAGGGAAGCGCAGCGGCACTTGGCACAGTGGATGCTTCAACCGATTGCCGAGGGCATGGCCGAGGAATGCATCGAAAAGCTGGGATCGTCGGTCACGCTGGACGTGATGCGGCCTCTGCAAGCCTTCGATGCTGGCGGCAGAGCGCGGGCGGCTGCGGGGATAGTGCAGGCATTGGCTCAAGCCAAGGACGCGGGCGTTGATCCGACCCCGGCATTGAAGCTGGTGGATTGGGAATAAGGTTGGTTGCGCCTGCGGTCTTTTAGTTTTCAGCCGCGAAGCAACTGGGATTAGACGGCGAGTGCCCCGGCTTCCTTGACCGAAAACCCCGTCATGGCGCGGCTGCGTTCCTGGCAGCGCGGCGCAGCACCGGCACAAGTTGCGGGCTTGGGGCCGGTGCATTGGTCTTAGATAGCGTTCCTGCCGCTTTCAGACAGTTTTACCATCCGATAGCCGGACGGCTGTTCCACAAAAAATTCCACCAAGCCCAAGTTTTCTAGCTTGCTCCAAGTCTTGGCTCCGACGCCCGGTATGTTCTCTGGATGGTCATGGGTGCAGGTACTAAGGTGGGCTAATGCCGTACGCATTTTGTCGTCCAT